ATGTCATCATGACCCCATCCTTTATTCCTGGTCTTCGGTGCCGGTCTCCGCCTGAATCTCCTTCCAGGCCAGGTCTCTTTCGCTGGCTGTGATGTTCAGGCTGGCAATACTTTCCATGGCTTCCAGGTCCGGGGCGCCGGATTTGATCACCAACCCATCTTTGAGTGCCTGCCGTGCCGCAGCAATGACGGCGCCGTGGCGCTCGGCTTCAGCCAGTCGCTTTGCCTCAGCCTGCTTTGCTTCTAACCTGGCTTTTTCCTCAGCCGCTGCCTGCCGGCTTTGCTCGGCAGGAGTCAGTTCCAGTTTTGCCAGCAGGGCTTTGCCCGGTGATTCCAGTCGGATCACTTCCCCCGCCTTTAGCTCAACAGGGCGTTTGATTTGGTACGCCCCGGTTTTCTCTTCCACTGGCCGGATCAGATGCCGGCGGGCATCGGCCTGTTTTTTACTCAGACCAATGATTCCGCCGTTGAACCGGACGATGCTTGTTGTCTTATATTCCAGCATCCGTTACCCCCCCTTACGCCAGGGTTACCAGGCAAGAATTTTGCCAGAATCCATACCCAACATTCCGCCACACATCGATGCCGTACTGGTGAGCGTCATTGTCAAACTCATAGTCTGACCCTTCCGCTTTTTCTTTGTAACTGATTGTGGTTTCCTGTTGCCGGATGAACGATTTCAAGAAACTGTCGGTCCGGAACACCGCAAATTGATAGGAATCCGCCAGGGTTGAAAGCCTCGGGTTGGCAATAGCTGAAATGCCGAATGCCTGTTTTATAGCCTGAAGCGCAGTCTGGGTCTCCGCCACCTGGACCGGTGTCGCCACGGCCTGGAGCGCCACGTTCATGTATGCGTGTGGCACCATGACCAAGAACTGGCTGGCATCTTCGTTCATGGGTTCGCCCTGGTCGTCCACAAACCCCACAATGGCTTCGATGGCCTTGGCAATGGCATACTGAAACTCCGCCACGGCAGGCAGGGTCACAGAGCCGGCAGTGGCAACCGGATACGCGGAAATGTCCACAGAAATGTCATTGGACTGATCCCCGGAGTCACCCTCGTTGTGGTCAGTGTCAAAGAAATACTGACCGTCGTAGCATGTGGTAGCCGCTCCGTTGATGATCAGGGTGGACAGCAGGCTGGCCCAATGAGTTCCGGCCCGGCGGCCCATTTCATTGATCCGCATTTGTAGCGCGTCGATCTTGTCTCTGCGCAGATCTTTAAGAAGAACCTCCAGGGTGGTCTCATAATGCTTGTTTGCAATAGTCAGATTGTTTTCCGTAAACCCCTTGGCATTCCGGCCGCCGACCCATTCTCGCATGGCCGGTGTGTTTGTCAGCCAGGCATATTCTTCCGATGCCTGGTCAGAGGTGAAAAAGTTGGATACCGCGTCGATCCATGCCGGGCCGGTGTTGACCGTCAGCGCCCGCTGAAGCATCCCCCGGATTGCCCTTGATGTAATTTTATCCATTATTATATTCCTTTCTTTTCAGCGGTTAGCCGTTGTCTTTGTCGGCCCAGGTGCCGCGCATTTTTGTAACGATCCAGCCGGTGGCGTCGCCGTATTCGATATCTATGTAATCACCACGGCAGGCCGTTGCTTTGGTATTGACCAGGCCATGGTTGTCAGTGCCAGCAATGTCCCTGGAGATGATCAGGTCTGATGCGTTGGGCTCCACATCGATGCCTGCGGTACCGAATGCGGCCCCGTTGACGATCCGAAACGACATCCCGGCCACGGCCGGCAGCGTAATAGTCTTGTCATCGGCGGTGACAAAAATCACCTTGCCGGTGTCCTGGGCATCCAGAGTCTTGTCCACGGCCGTGGTTTCTGCCAGCAGCCCCTCGTGGGGATCCACCAGCACCCCGGCGTCAAACTCGACAACCATATATCCAGAAGACACGAACCGCCTGGAAAACCCGATGAACACGCCGGATGTTTTGATAAAAGAGAAGGTGTCGTCGTCCAATGCGTACACCGGCAGATTCACATCCGTTATGACCGCTCCGGTCACGGGCAGGACCGCGGCTCCTTTTTTGATCACACGCACATTGATGTCAGCGGCATCTCCACTGGAATTGTCTGCCTTGGCCTCTGCGAACCCGCCAAACAGATCAACAGAAGTCAACGGCCTGGCATACCCGGAAGCATTCACCAGGCCGACAGCCGCGCCTTCATAGATAATCTCTGTTGCGACGACCGGAAATTCGTTCCTCTCCCCAATTTCCCAGATGCGGGGTTTGTTTGCTGATAAAGTTGTCATGGCTTATGCTCTCCTTTCCGCTTTTTTGATGTGCCAGTGCTTTTCTGTGTGCAGATAGGCGCTGTAAGTTTCAAAGTCTCCAAACTCCTCCACCAGGGCCGGGTTCTTTTTAAAATCCTCTTCGGTTTCTGGATTTTTCGGGGCTGCCGGAGGATCAGCTGCCGGCGGAGCTGACTGGTTTACCGGATCGATTCCCCCGGCTGCCAGATTTTCCAAAGCCGTTTCCTTGGCTTTCTTTTCCGCTGCCAGCACCTGCACGGCCGCTTCCGGACCCGTGGTCTTGCCGTCAAACATCAGTTTGGCGATCAGATCATCATGCCCGGCCATGGCTTGCTCCGATACCCCTTTGATCCGTGCCAGCTCGTCTGCTGCGCCTGCGGCCCGGCCGGCTTCCTCTCCCTCTTTGAACGCTTCTTCAGCCGCACCCTTGCGGATCTGTTCCAGCAGTTCAGGGGCTTTGCTTTCCAGCAAAGACAGTGTGATTTCCATATCCTGCTCCTTTCTTGGTATATTGCCGGCCGGGGCCGGCGTTTCGTTGACCTGCGAAAAACAGGCAACTTGCGTATTGTCGTCGGCCCCCAGGGCCACGAATGATGTCTCGAACACTTCGGATTCCAGCCAGATCTCGGCCGGACCGGCTAGATCCTGCCCGTTGACCTGGGCCGTGGCCCCCTGCTCGATGGCCATGATCTTAAGCGGCTTGACACCGATGCTGGCCTGCCAGGGAAAGCCCTCGCCGGCCAGGGCCTGGACCTCTTTCGCCGCATTGGTCACCCCTGAAAACTTGCCATATACATGAAATGCCCCGTCCTCTTTGTGGTGTGACAGGGAATACCCCACCACCACCTCCCGGGCATGCTCCCGGAAAATCGGCATTTTTTCCTTGGCCGTGATACCGGCCACCTCGATGGCCAGCCGCCCCCACCACCGGTCCACCACGGCCCCGGTGTAGGCGGTGATATCGAACTCGCCGGTCTTGGTCTCGCCGTCCCGTGTCTGCCGCAAAGCCACCGGTGCCGACAGGGTCACCCGGTTGGCCTGGGCCTGTTTCAATTCAATGATGTTTCCCATAGATTTCCCCTTATGCCTCATCCCCATCCGGCAACACGTCTTCAAAATCGTCCGCCGTGGGGTCTGTCAGCAGGCCATCCATGATCTGGGCGTTACGCTCCTTGACCTGCTGCACATGGTTGTCATCCCAGTCCGCCCCGGTAAGCTCGGCAGTTTCCCGGGCCAGGGTTGACAGGCGGCCGTCAATGCGTTCCCGGGCTGCCTTGACTTCTTTTAGCTCATCTATCTGGCCTTTTGTGGGACCGACCCATGACCCTGCCAAGTATGCCCGGCGGATAGCTGGATCATCGAAAAAACCCGGTGCCGGGATCCGACCCTTGGCCACGGCCTCGTACATCCAGACCTCCTGGACCTGCCGCAGGAAGTTGTCCGCAATCAGCTGCCGCTCCGACAGCACATATTTCCACAGTTCCAGCAATGCTGCCCTGGCCGCGGAATATGATTTTGTGAAATGCTTAATCAGAATCTCGAATGGAAGCTCCAGGCCAACGCCGATCTGCCGGAGAATGGCCTGGACAAAATTGTCAAAGGCTTGGTTGGGACGTCCCGGGTTGGCAGAACTGATTTTTTCCCTTGGATTGAGGCCCACAATCATGCCATTCCCAAGCTTCATGTCTGTGTCGCCGGATGAATGCCCCACCTCTGTGCCAATTTTTGAATAGTCGAAGTCGCCGGCGCCCTCTTCGGTTTCAATAAACACGGTGAACATGCCGGATACCACGGCGGCCATAATCTCGGCCTCAGTGTATCTGCCCAGCTGCTTTAAAGGCTCAATGACTGCCGCCAGATCTGGAACCCCCCGGGACTGGCCTGGCCTTGTTGGATTGTAAACATGAAGCACGTTACGCAGGCCCGTTTTAGGGTTGAATGCGTCCCTTGCTTCCCACTCCATGCTGACCCCGATTGCTATATTGCCGGGATGGTATTTTTGGAAATAATAACAGAC